TAACACATCTGCTGTTATAGATAATAACGAGTTTGTTGCTGATATTTACATTCAGCCAACACGTTCCATCAACTTTATTACATTGACATTTGTTGCTACAAGAACTGGTATCAGTTTCTCTGAAGTAGTCGCTAGTTAAATCACAAAGGAGTTAATAACAAACAATGCCTAACATAACAGAATTTAAATCTAGGCTTAATGGTGGAGTAAGACCTAACCTGTATCAAGTTGAAATAAACTTTCCAGACGGTGTAGGTAATAAAGGTACCTTGACAGAACAAGGACAGTTCTTATGTAGATCTACATCATTGCCTACACATTCACAAGGACTTATAGAAGTTCCATTCCGTGGAAGATTTCTTAAGATACCTGGAGACAGAACATTTGAAGCATGGACTGCTACATTTTATAATACATCTGACTTTAATCTAAGAGCTGCATTTGAACAATGGGTTAACTTAGGTAACCAAGTTGACGAAAACATTGGTGTAGTTGGTGGATTAGATAATCTCTTTAGAGAGGTTTATATAAGACAGTTATCTAAAGATTCTGCCGAAACAGCAGGACAAACAGATAAGAATAAAGTTCTTAGAGTTTACAAACTTGTAGATGCATGGCCAACTTCAGTTGGTGCAATCAACGTTGCTTTTGATAGTAACGATGCTATAGAAGAGTTTGATGTTGAGTTCCAGTATCAGTACCTTGATGCAAACGGACCAGGTGAGAGTGTCGCTAGTGGAAGTACAGGAGTTGGATACTTATCTAATCTTGCGTCTTCATAAGGTGTCTAAATAGTTACACGGTAAATAAAATTTAATTATGGCAACTTTATTTGGGTTCTCTATAAAAGATAAAGACCCCAAACTTAAGGCAAAAGGTGCTGCTTCCCCAGTACCTCCAGTAGATAATGACGCAACATCCACCATTACTCCTTTTGGTGGGTGGTTCGGTCATTATGTGGATCTTGATGACTCAAAAAAGAGAGACGAGATAAATTTAATACGTCGTTATAGACAGATGGCACTGCAACCTGAGGTTGATAGTGCTATCGAAGATATTACAAATGAAGCGATTGTTTCAGATAAAGATGATAGTCCCGTAGAGATTGAACTATCAAATTTAGAAGCATCCGATTCAATAAAGAAAAGTATAAGAGACGAGTTTGATCATATAAAGAAACTATTAGATGTAGATAAAGCTGCTCATCAAATATTCAGAAGATGGTTTATTGATGGTAGAATGTTTTACCATAAGGTGGTAGATTTAGAAGATCCAAGTAAAGGTATATTAGAGTTACGCTGGATTGATCCACTTAAAATTAAGAAGCTCCGTATTGTGGAAAAACCACCTATGGATGCAGACCAATTCATGAAATATGATTATGGTAAGACCACAGAATTTTATATTTACAACGAGAAAGGTGTAAACAATACAAACCAAGGTATCAAAATTGCTGATGATGCTATAGCATATATTACATCAGGTGTAAAAGATCAAGGTAAAAATATAGTATTAAGTTACTTACATAAAGCAATCAAGTATCTTAACCAGTTAAGAATGCTTGAAGATAGTATTGTTATCTACAGATTATCACGTGCACCAGAAAGAAGAATATTCTACATTGATGTGGGTAATCTTCCAAAGATAAAAGCGGAACAATATCTTCGTGATGTCATGTCTCGCTACAGAAATAAGTTAGTATATGACTCAAACACTGGTGAGATCCGTGACGATAAAAAGCATATGAGTATGCTTGAAGATTTCTGGTTACCACGTAGAGAAGGTGGTAGAGGAACAGAGATTACAACTTTACCTGGTGGACAAAACTTAGGTGAGTTAACAGATATCAAGTACTTCCAAACACAATTATATAAAGCATTAAACGTACCACCATCAAGATTAGAGAGTGATAAATCATTCGATCTTGGTAAGTCAGAAGAAATTAACAGAGATGAAATTAAATTTACAAAATTTGTAGGTCGTCTCCGTAAGAAATTCTCTGATCTATTTCATGATTTATTGAAGACCCAGTTAATCTTGAAAGGTGTTATCACACCTGACGACTGGGAGGATATGAAAGAGCATATCCAGTATGATTATTTGTATGATAATCACTTCTCTGAACTAAAAGATTTAGAGATGCTCCAGAAAAAGATGGAAGTTTTAAATGAACTAGATCTTTATGTTGGAAAATACTTCTCACAAGATTATGTTATGCGTCAACTACTCCAGTTTACGGAGCAAGAAATAGTTGAGATGCGTGCACAAATAGATAGTGAGATAAAGTTGGGTCTAGTTATGGATCCAGTTGCACAGTTAGGTCAAGAACAAGAGACAGCAGATCTAGAACAAGAGATGCAAAGAGCTCAAATTGACAACATGAAACAACCACCGTTACCACCAAGTAAAGGTAATAATAACAAAAATGCTAAATAAACATGAGGTTATGTTATGGAAACTACTAAAATCGTTGATATGATCATGAAGGATCATCTAGCAGATGCATCCGATGCGGTCAAAGATGTCATTATGAACAAAGCAGCAGAGATACTAACTCTTGAAAAAGAAAAGGTAGGAGCAAACATGTTTAATCATTTGATTGAACCTGAGGAAGATGCTGTGGATAGTGACGAACAGTTACCCCCTTCACCAGAAGACAATGAAACTAATAACTGAACAAATAGAGGAAGTAAAATTTCTAACTGAGGATAACAATGGTAAGAAAAACCATTATATCCAAGGTGTATTTTTGCAAGGTGAAATTAAAAATAGAAATGGTAGAGTGTATCCTATTGACATTCTTGAAAGAGAAGTTAGTAGATATACCACAGAAAACATTTCTAAGAATCGTGCTTTAGGTGAATTAGGACATCCAGAAGGACCAACAGTTAATTTGGATAGAGCTTCACATAAAATTGAATCACTCGTAAGAGAAGGAAACAATTATATTGGTAAAGCAAAACTTTTAGATACACCAATGGGTCAGATTGCAAAATCTCTCCTAGATGAGGGTGTATCATTAGGTGTTTCTTCTAGAGGAGTTGGTTCTCTAAGAGAAATGGGTGGTGCAAACTACGTTCGTGATGACTATCAGTTAGCAACTGCTGCTGATATTGTTGCAGATCCATCTGCCCCTGATGCTTTCGTAGAAGGTATTATGGAAGGAAAAGAATGGGTTTGGGACAATGGATTACTAAAAGAGCAAGAAATTTCTTCAATTAAGAAAGGAATTGACGCTGCTACCCTATATAATTTGCAGGAGCGTAAGGTTTCCGCATTTGAACAGTTCTTGAAAGGACTGTAATTTATAAATAAATTCAGAATAACGTAAGATTATTTACAAGGAGTATCAATATGTCAGCATCAGTTGACCAGAAATTTGAAACATTCGTCGAAGAGAATCTCTCCGAACGCCAAGTCACTGATGGTGCTGGCAAAGCAGATGGTATGGAAAAAGTTTCCGTCCCTGCACCGCAAGATGCTTCGATTGAAGATTTGGGAGGTCCTACCAACCAAAATTATAAACAGGATGACAACTCATCCAAGATTGCCAACAAAGGCACATCACAAATAAAAGGAAACGCTGTTAACAAAAACGCTGGTGCACCAGATGGGAAACCTGCAGGTATCACCAAAGCGGAAGAAACAGAAGTAGACGGAGAAATCGTTGAAGAAGAAATTAATGTCGATGACGATGTTAAAGCACTTCTAACAGGCGAAGAACTATCCGAAGAGTTTAAAGCAAAAACAAAAACTATCTTTGAAGCTGCTGTAAAGAGTAAAATCAATGAGCAACGTAAAAAGTTAGAAGAAGCTTTTGAAGAGGAACTATCAAAGAAAGTTGATGAGGTTAAATCAGAACTTTCTGAAAAAATGGATAAGTTCCTTTCTTATGTTGCCGAAGAGTGGAAGAAAGAGAATGAACTCGAAATCCACAATGGCATCAAACTAGAAATGTATGGTTCCTTCATGGATGGCATGAAGAAACTTTTTGAAGAAAATTATGTATCAATCCCTGAAGAAAAATATGATGTTCTCGATGAGATGACTAACAAACTAGATGAAATGGAAGAGAAGCTCAATGAGCAAATTGATAAGAACGTCTCACTGAATGGAGTAATCAATTCACGTACTCGTGAATCAATTATTTCCGAAGTATCTAAAGGTTTAGCTCAGACACAGGCAGAGAAGCTTGCTTCACTTGCTGAGTCAGTTGAGTTTGAATCTGAAGAATCCTTTAAGGAGAAGCTTGCTACCCTTAAGGAAAACTATTTCCCCAAGGAAAAGGTTTCTGCTCCTAAGGAAGATGTAGCAACTGGAGAAGTAGCAGCACCTGCAGAAGGTGCAATGGCAGCATATGTCAATGCTATCTCACAGTGGCAGTAAATTATTAACTAACCCCTAATTTTTAAAGAGGAAAAAATCAAATGACATTAGGTATGTCTAAGGTTCTTCAAGAAAAATGGGCACCAGTTCTCGACCATGGTGATCTTGATCCTATCACAGATAACTATAAGAAAGCTGTTACCTCAATTCTCTTAGAGAACCAAGAAAAAGTAATTAGACAGGAACGTCAGATCTTATCTGAAGCAGTTCCTACAATGAACACAGATCCAGCGGGTACAGGAAACCCTGGTTTTAGTTCATCAGGTGACCAGTCAGTTGCAGGTTTTGACCCAGTTCTAATCTCATTGATTAGACGTGCAATGCCTAACTTGGTTGCTTATGATCTTGCTGGTGTTCAACCAATGAGTGGTCCTACTGGACTAATCTTTGCAATGAGAGCACGTTACGACGGTCCTGGCACAAGTAATGCTGAGACATTCTTTAACGAAGTTAACCCAAATCAGTCAGGTACTGGTGGTGCTAACGACGTTTCTGGTGCAGGTCCTACACTAACAGGTGACAACCCTGCTGTTCTTAACGACGCATTTACAGGTTCTAACGAAGCTACAGTTCAAGGTTACTATAACAATGGTGCTCCAATGTCCACACAGGACTCTGAAGCATTAGATAGTGACGGTTCTGCTCCTGACTTCAGAGAGATGGGATTCAGTATCGAGAAGATCTCGGTTACTGCTAAGTCCAGAGCTCTAAAGGCAGAGTACAGTATTGAACTTGCTCAAGATTTACGTGCAATTCACGGTCTTGATGCTGAGTCAGAATTGGCAAACATTCTTTCATCTGAAATCCTTGCTGAGATCAACAGAGAGATTGTTCGTACAATTTACAAATCTGCAAAGCGTGGTGCACAGTTTGATACAGCAACTGCTGGTACTTTCGACCTAGACGTTGATAGTAATGGTAGATGGTCTGTTGAGAAATTCAAGGGACTTATGTTCCAAATCGAGAGAGACGCAAACGCAATTGCAAGAGAAACTCGTCGTGGAAAGGGTAACATGATTATGTGCTCTGCTGACGTTGCTTCTGCTTTAGCAATGGCTGGTGCTCTTGATTACGCTCCTGCAATCGAAGGTAACAACCGTTTAGCGGTTGATGAGACAGGAAATACCTTCGCTGGTATCCTTAATGGTAGATACAGAGTTTACATTGACCCATATGCAACTATCACTCGTGGTGGTACAGCATCTTCAGGTAACTCAGGTAATCAGTACTATGTTATCGGATACAAAGGTTCATCTCCTTATGATGCTGGTCTGTTCTATTGTCCTTATGTACCTCTACAGATGGTACGTAGCGTCGGGCAAGACGACTTCCAGCCACGCATCGGATTTAAGACACGTTATGGCGTAGTTCTTAACCCATTTGCTAAGGGATATGATTCAACTCTTACCGATTCTAACCCTAGTGCTGCTGGTAACCTCAGTACTAACGTTTACTACAGAAGAGTATCTGTTGCAAACTTAATGTAATTCGGATTACATATTTTACTAGAGACCCTACGGGGTCTCTTTTTTTATGTCTAAATACTATGGGAGGACTCCTTTATATTTTGATGTCAAATTTTTTAGCACCAGTAGCATTCCAGTTGGATATACCTTTCTTCAAAGAGGTATCATTCCAATGCAATGAAGCGAATATACCTGGCATATCAATGGAAGGTCCACAGCAAGCTACCATTTATAATGACTTTCAACTATCAGGTGATAAGTTAAACTATGAAGATTTTAATATAAGTTTTCTAGTTGATGAGGATATGAGAAACTACTCTATCATTCATAATTGGATGACAGGTATAACTTATCCTCAGAAAGCAGGTCAATGGAGAGAGTTTGCTGATAGCATGAAATCAAAGGAGCATAAAGGTGATGATTACGATAGGTTAGATCTTACTCTTAGAATACTAAACAGTAATTTTAACACTCAAACTGTAGTCAAGATATACGATGCATTTCCAGTAGCAATTACTAGTTTACCATTTAGTGTAGACACTAATGACATACAATATCTAACTGCAGAAGTTGCTTTTAAATACACCTATTTCAAACTACTAGATAAGAATGACAAAGAACTAACACTATGAATCTTAATGAAAAATTTATGAGTGAGTGGCGTGAAGATGCTGAAATGGCAGATGACTTAATGGATGAGGCACGCAAAATACCTATACTACACTGTAAATGGTTAGACAAATACCAGAAAATGGTATTGATGAAAAAAGAAGCACAGTATGCATTCCAGAAACTTTATAAAGAAAAGTATAGTTTCTATATGGGAAGAGAAGAAGAATGCCCTGATGTAAAGATCATGAAGAATGAAGTTCCCATCTATCTTAATGCAGATGTAGAGTTAAATAAAGCACAGGGTCGGTTAGACCTATATGATACCTATGAGAAAACTCTCAAAGAGATACTAAATAACATAAACAATCGTTCATTCCAAATAAAGAATGCAATTGATTGGTTACGTTATTCTAGAGGTATAGATGAGTGATGTTCTTATTAAAAAGAAAAACGAAGTATACCTTCAACTAAAAGTACCTCCTCATATAGGGTATGAACTATCTGATCACTTCACGTTTGATGTGCCAGAAGCAAAGTTCATGGATTCCTATAGGAAGAGGTATTGGGATGGTAAGATAAGATTATTCTCACCAGCAACTGGTCAGATATATGCAGGTCTAAGAGAGTATATTGAAACCTTTTGTGAGGAGAGAGGTTATGGATATGAGTATGTTAATAATGAACACTTTGGTATGCCTGATTCAGAGGATGAACTTATATCCTCGGATGGAGTAAAAAGGTATGTCAATAAGTTTACTTCACTGAAAGTAAGAGATTATCAATACACTGCTATCTACGAAGCATTACGGAAAAGAAGAAAGTTAATAGTATCACCTACAGGATCAGGTAAGTCACTGATGATATATTCAATCGTCAGATTTTTATTTGAAACTAAGAATAAAGTATTGATAGTTGTACCTACTACATCTTTAGTAGAACAGTTATATAAGGATTTCTTTTCCTATGGATGGTGTGTAGATGATTATGTTCATAGGATATATGCAGGTCATGAAAAGGTTACTGACAAACCAATAACAATTACCACATGGCAATCAGTATATAAACAATCTAGAAAATGGTTTCAACCTTTTACTGCAGTTATTGGTGATGAAGCACATCTATTCAAAGCTAAGTCACTGACGGAAATACTTACTAAACTGCACCATGCACGGTATCGTATAGGATTTACTGGTACATTAGATGGTAGTAAAACAAATAAGTTAGTACTAGAAGGACTATTTGGACCTCATGATAAGGTAACTAACACGAATGAGTTAATTAAACAAGGTCATTTGTCTAGGTTAAAGATAAAGATTATCACACTAATACATCCACATACTAAGTTTGATAATTATCAAGAGGAAATAGAATGGATAGTAACTCATGAGAGAAGGAATAACTTTATCAAAAAACTTGCATTAGACCTTAGTGGAAATACACTTGTCTTGTTCAACTACGTAGAGAAGCACGGAGAACCACTTTATGATATGATAAATAATAGTGCATCTAGTGGACGTAAAGTATTCTTAGTTCATGGAGGTGTAGAAACCAAAGATCGTGAAGAAATTAGGAGTATCACAGAGAATGAAGACAATGCAATCATTGTTGCCAGTTACGGCACCTTCTCAACTGGAATTAACATTAAGCGTCTTCACAACATTATCTTTGCGTCACCGTCAAAATCCAGAGTACGAAACCTCCAATCAATAGGTAGAGTACTAAGGAAAGGTGAAAATAAGAATGAAGCAATATTATATGATATTGCAGATGATATATCAAATAATGGTAAGAATACCAACTATACTCTTCATCATTTATTTGAAAGAGTAAAGATATACAATCAAGAAAACTTCGACTATGAACTTATTAAAGTAAAACTCAAACAGTAAACATGGATTCATTTTACGCTAGTATCAAATTCAAATCAGAGGAAGAGATCCTATGCTTTGTAAAAGAAGCAAACCCTGAGGACGACATACTCGTTATTGAGAATCCAATCTGTGTAGAAGAAGTAGATATTCCTGGTATCATGTCAGGTGTTAAGATTAAACCTTGGATGAAAGTATCACATGAGAATAGTTTTACGATATATGGAGAGGACTTATTATGCATAAAAGAAATGAGTTCCTTCACTGCTCAATTCTATGAAACTACATTAATTAAATTAGGTGAAGCAGAGAAGTTTGCTAAGATGCAAGGTCATACAAAGAAACCTCCTATTCCACAAAAAAGAACAAGAGGTCGTATACCACTAAATGAAACAACTGGTTTAATTGGATCTGTTGATATGGCGAGAGAGTATCTAGAGAACGTATTTCGTATAGAATTTAAAAAAGAAGATCCAGATAAAGCTTAGTATTATCCCTTAACCGTTGACACAGTTATTATACACACATTACAACCACTTGTCAAGTACCCTAAAGTATGTTATGATAGATACACAAGGATAGCAAGGTTTAATGGCAAAAAGCAAGGAACATTACGTTAACAATAAAGAGTTCTTAGCAGCAATTATCGAATACAAAGAAAATGTAGAGATTGCTCAGCTAAAGGGACTCAAGAAACCTCCTGTAGGAGAGTACATAGGTTCATGTTTTTTAAAGATAGCACAACATTTATCATATAAACCTAATTTTGTCAACTACATGTTCAAAGATGACATGATAGGTGATGGCATAGAGAACTGTATTACATACATTGATAACTTTGATCCTAATAAATCTAGAAACCCTTTTGCATACTTCACACAGATAATTTACTATGCATTCTTACGTAGGATACAAAAGGAAAAGAAACAAGTAGATATAAAAACTAAAATTATAGAGAAGTCAGGACATAACGAACTATTTTCTGCTGATGCTTATGGAAACAAAGCAGAGTATGAAGGCATTAAAACATCACTTGAGCAAAGATACCGTCAATGATAGCAATTATTACTGATCAACACTTTGGATTACGTAAAGGTAGCAAAGTGTTCCATGACTATATGGAAGAATTTTATAATGATACATTCTTTCCTACTCTAGAGAAAAACAATATTAAAACATTGTTAGATCTAGGAGATACCTTTGACAATAGAAAACAAATAGATTTCTGGTCATTGAACTGGGCAAAGGAAAAGTATTTTGATAGAATTGCTGACATGGGTATAAAATTATATACCTTAGTTGGTAATCATACTGCATACTACAAAAACACATTAAATATTAACACAGTTGATTTACTTCTTAATCACTATGACAATGTACAATGTATAGAGAAAGCAAGTACTCTTAATATAGAAGGTTTAGATATTTGTTTTGTTCCTTGGATTTGTATAGAGAATGAAGTAGAAACATATGAAGAGATAGACAGTACTAAAGCAGAAATATGTATGGGTCACTTAGAGTTTAAGGGATTCGAGGCACATCCTGGTTTTATCATGGATCATGGATTAAGTATAGAGAAGTTTGATAGGTTTAAGAACGTTTACTCTGGTCACTTTCATACTAGATCTAGTAATGGTAATATAAGATACCTTGGTAATCCTTATCAGACATATTGGAATGACTATTCTGAGACAAGAGGATTCCATTTATACAATACAAAAACTAGGCGATTGAAGTTCATACAAAATCCTCACTATATGTTTGAGAAGATTTTCTATGATGATTCTACTACAAACTATCAAACTGTAAACCTTCAGAAGTATAAGGATAAGTTTATAAAACTCATAGTTGAAAGAAAAGATAACTATTATGAATTTGACAATTTGATAGAACGACTCTATAATATAGGGATACATGATTTAAAAATTATTGACAACACAGTTCAAACCGTCCCAGAAACTGGCGACATCGAGATAGAGGGAACTCTAACATACTTAGAAAAGTATATTGATCACCTTGATTATCATGGCAAAGACAATTTAAAATCTATTGTCAATTCCATATATGCAGAATCCATCCAACTAGAGTAATGTACATTTTAACAATAAAAGGAAAAGAGGATGAAGGTGCATATGCTCCCAACGTTGGATCAAATAATGTTTTGTATCTGTTTGAGGAGGAGGAAGATGCAGAGAGACACGCTGAACTACTAAAGGCAGAAGATTATCCTGACATGAGGATTATTCAAGTAGAAGATGATATTGCTGTTCAAATATGTGAAGACCATGGATATACTTATTGTGTAGTTACCCCTGATGACATTATTATTCCACCCAGAGTATGATTGAATTTAAAACTATAAAATGGAAAAACCTCCTGAGTACAGGAAACAATTTTACTGAAGTAAATCTAAATGGTCATGAAAGAACATTGATCGTTGGAGAAAATGGTTCTGGTAAATCAACTATCTTAGATGCATTATGCTTTTCATTATTCAGTAAACCATTTCGTAAAATTAATAAGAGTCAACTAGTCAATACAGTTAACTGTGGAGATTGTAAAGTAGAGTTAGAGTTTAGGATTGGAAAAACAGAATGGAAAGTGGTGAGAGGAATAAAACCAAATATATTTGAAATTTATAAGAACGGTACATTATTAGATCAATCATCTGCAACCAATGATCAACAGAAGTGGTTGGAACAGAATGTTCTAAAGATGAACTATAAATCATTTACTCAAATAGTTGTACTAGGATCAAGTACCTTTGTTCCCTTTATGCAGTTATCTGCACCAGGCAGAAGAGATGTTATAGAAGATATACTTGATATAAGAATTTTCTCTACAATGAATCTTATATTAAAAGAAAGGATTAAAGTTAATAAAGAAGAAGTGTTTGATGTGGAAAATGCTATGTCTTTATTAAAAGATAAAGTTACAGTACAGAAAACACTTATAGAAGATTTAAGAAAACAAAGTCAGAGTAATGTATCTCACTGGAATGAGAACATAGAATCATTGAAACAACAGATTGCTAAAGCAGAAGAAGAGATAGAACTTGATATGAGAGAGGTAGATAGTTTGACATTTGAATTGTCAGAGGGAGAAGATCCTACTGAAAGGATACAGAACCTAAGAGATTTTAAAGTAAAATTTAATAGTAAGATTAAAGATCTAACAAAAGAAATTAAATTCTTTAAAGGTAATGCAAGTTGTCCTACCTGTCATCAAGATATAAAATTTGATCTACGTGATAATATGGTATCTACTGATGAGGATAAAGTTACCAAGTTAAATGAAGCATTAGATAAAATTGCAAAAGAACATAAACTCTTAGATAAAGATCTAACTGAACGTAATGAGATATCTACTCTTATTAAAGAATCTCAGATTAAGATAAAACAATCTCTCAGTGATATAAACTGGAAGACAAAGAAAATTAAAGAGATAGAGAAAGAAATTGAATCTATAAAAACTGATGATGGTTCTGTTGACAAAGAAAAAGATAAGTTATTAAAGATAATACAACAAGGTAGAGAAAAAGAAATACTAAGAAAAGAAGTCATCAACAAGAGAGAAGATCTTAAGATGGTGTCAGAGTTTCTTAAGGATGGAGGTGTCAAGTCATCTATTATTAGAAAATATCTACCTGTAATGAATGATCTTATTAATAAATACCTTCAGAAGTTAGAGTTCTATGTCAACTTTAATCTTGATGATATGTTTAATGAAACAATTAAGTCAAGGTTTAGAGACGAGTTCTCCTATGCTTCTTTCTCTGAAGGAGAGAAGATGAGAATTGACTTAGCACTACTCTTTACATGGAGAGAGATTGCTAAACTAAAGAATTCAGTTAATACAAATATTCTTATCCTTGATGAGATCTTTGATAGTTCCTTAGATACTAATGGTACTCAGGACTTCATGAAAATACTATACAATATCACTGATGGTAATAATGTGTTCGTTATCTCACATAAAGGTGAACAGATTGTCGATAAGTTTGATAATGTGATAGAGTTTACTAAGTATAAGAATTTCTCTAAACCCAAACAGTACGATGGCACAACTTCCGAACTGGCAACATCACTCTAAGAAACAGCAGAAGCGTACCTTGAAGCCACAAGCACTACGTCAAGCAAGAAAACGACGTGGACAGTTATTAAAGTGTCTACTTAACCCTCCCAAACGGAGGGTTTCTTATTATAATGGTAGTATATTAATCGAACAGTCATGAAAAACTTTGAAGTCAAAGACAATCTTGCTAAACTACTAGCAACAGAAAACCTTATTGTTGAGCACAGACAAGTATCTACTGCATTCTTTAATGTAGAAACTAGAGTCCTATGTTTACCTATGTGGGATGCATCTGACAATGTATATGATATGCTCGTTGGTCACGAGGTAGGACATGCATTATACACACCAGTAGAACCATGGAAGAAAGGTAGATATGAAGATGTTCCTCCTTCATTTGTAAATGTAATAGAGGATGCACGTATTGAGAAGTTAATGAAGAGAAGATATGGTGGTCTATCAAAAAGTTTCTATAAAGGATACAAAGAATTACATGTAAAAGATTTCTTTGAAACAGATGGTAAAGATTTTACTGAGTTTGCTTTCATTGATCGTATTAATCTATACTTTAAGTTAGGTTCATTTGAAGTTATTCCTTTCAAAGAAGATGAGTTACCTATAGTTGAGACATGTAAAGGTCTAGAAACTTTTGAAGAAGTTTTAGAATTATGTCTTCTTATATACAACAACCTTAAAGATGCAGAAGAAGAAATTGCTATGCAGTTACCAGAGTTAGATGCTCATCCAGAGAAAGAAGATAAAGATGATAACAAAACTTCTGATCCAGTATATGTTGAGAATGACAAGAATGGAACTGATGACTCTAATCCATTAGAAGATCTATCTACAGGTAAAGGTGAGAAAGAAGAAAAGAAATTTGAAGAAGATCAATCACCTGATCAAGAGATAATCAATCCTGAGCAACCATGGGATACCATGAGTAATGAAGGTGGAATTGAATCAAACTTAAAACCTGATGAATTTACTGCTGAGACACAAGAAGCATTTAATTCTAATCAGAGACAGTTAGTTGATGAAGGAGCAAAGGAAACAGTATACTTAGATTTTCCAAAATTAAAAATGGATAAGATAGTAGTTGATCATCAACGTGTAAGTACTTACCTTAAAAAATGGTGGAAAGAAACTGCTAATGAAGAGTTCAGATATCATTACTCAACCATAGGTACTGATGAAAAGTTAACATATAGTAACTTTGGTGGACAATTAAAAGAAAAGTATCTAACATATAAAAAGGAATCTAGTAAGGGAGTTAATTATCTTGTTAAAGAATTTGAATGTAGAAAATCTGCAGATGCTTACTCTCGTGCTGCTACTAGTAGGACTGGAGTACTCGATACAAAGAAACTCCATACTTACAAATTCAATGAGGATCTTTTCAAGAAGATAACTGTTCTACCTGAGGGTAAGAATCATGGACTAATCTTTGTATTAGATTGGTCTGGTTCGATGCACTTTGTTATAAACGACACAGTAAAACAATTATTAAATTTACTTTGGTTCTGTAAGAAAGTTAATATACCATTTGAAGTATATGGATTTACAAATGATTCACCATCAGAGTGGAGATATGCTTCACGTGAAGGTAGAGGTGGAATGGAAGAAATCCAAGTGATGAAAGAGAATGAAATATACTGTCATCCTACATTCCGTCTTCTAAACTTTGTATCTTCTGATAGTGGTAAAGATTTTGAAGAACAGTGTCTACATCTATTCAACTTATCTTATTCATTACAGTGTGGGTATTCTGATTATGTTCCTTATGGATTCAATCTATCAGGTACTCCATTAAATGAAACTATAATTGCTTTACGTGAATTAATACCTGACTTCTTTAAAAAGCATCAAGTATCTAAGTTAAACACAGTTCTTTTAACTGATGGAGAATCACAATCTATCTCACGTGTTAATAAAGTACAATCATATTACAATCCAGATGAGATGGAATTTGGTAGAATTAGTTTACATAGTCGTTGTCAGTTACGTGATAGAAAAATTGGTAGAGTATATCATGCTTGTAATGAGTGGAACTGGAGAAATAGTATTACACAAACATTGTTACAAAACCTTGAAGATAACTTTCCAAACTGTAATATAATAGGTATTCGTTTATTACAATCTGGTGAGGTAAGTAGATTCCATTACCAGTACAAGGAAGATGAAAATTATACTGATCAAGATAAGAAGTCATGGAGCAAGACAAGATCAGCAATACTAAAACCAACAGGTTATAGTGTTCTATATGGTATTGCTTCAAGTAGCATGAACTCTAGTGAAGAGTTTGAAGTAAAAGAGAATGCTACTAAAGCACAAATAAGATCTGCTTTCAAGAAGAATCTTAAAAACAAAAGTGCTAATAAGAAAGTACTTTCATCCTTTATCGACATGGTTGCATAACCAGTTGATAAACTGTCACACAGGGGGTAGTCAATACCCCATCCATCCTTTATAATGAATTCATAGTTAAGAAAAAACAATGCCTTTCCAACCAACATTTTCCAACTCTGATTTGATCTCTTTCTTTAAAGACAACTATGGTAGTGAGTTTAATTATCAAGCAATCAAAGAAGCAGCAACTCATTTCAAAGTTCAAGTTCAAAGCATCTCAAAAAGAATTAAGAAGATGCCTGAGTTTAAACAAAAAACTAGAGGGAACTACACTCTAACTGTTGCTCAAGCAAAAGCACAACTTGAGAAACAAGTAGTTAAAGAAGCAAGAGATTTGATACCTCCAGTATCAGATTCTTATGTACCTTTTGGTAACTTTAAAGATGTCAAAAAGATTATTCAATCTGGCATTTTCTATCCTACATTCATTACAGGATTATCAGGTAATGGTAAGACCTTCTCAGTAGAGCAAGCATGTGCTCAACTTAAGAGAGAACTTATCAGAGTAAACATTACTATCGAAACAGATGAAGATGATCTTATTGGGGGTTTCCGTCTTGTTAATGGTGCCACAGTATGGCATAACGGACCCGTTATCGAAGCACTCGAACGAGGTGCAGTATTGCTCCTTGACGAAATCGACCTTGCCTCTAACAAGATCCTCTGCCTTCAGAGCATCCTTGAGGGAAATGGAGTTTTCCTTAAAAAGATTGGCAGATTCGTTAGACCCAAATCAGGATTCAACGTCATTGCAACCGCAAATACAAAGGGTAAAGGTTCAGACGACGGAAGATTTATTGGAACTAACGTGCTCAAC